TTCACCTTCCACCGGGTCATGGCGTTGATCACGTCCTCTGCCCGTGCTTCCAATGCGTTGTAATCACAATCCGGGGCTTCCTGCCCCATGTATACTGTGCGATAATACGCTAAATCAACGAGTGCCATAGGGGAAAGCACCCCCTATCATTAAGCATCAGCGTTGACGATAACGCCCGCAGTACGGTTAGCAAGAACGAAAGCACCGTAATAATAACGCTCATAATACAGATATTTGCCCTTGCTCTGAGCGGTCGGCGCACTCATCATGGAAGTTTCGTACTTAACCGGAGCGGCAACAGCCATAGGATCAGCAAGAATCATATTGATCTGCTTCGCGCCAGTAGCGGGAACGAAACCTTCGGTGAATACATAGGAAGATTTCATCAGGTCAGAAGGAACCTCGCGGATGTTCACGCCGTCCAGACGGGCCACGTTGCGATCCACGCCACGGAAGCCCTCGGCGGTGTCCACAAACCGGGTAAGTCCGGCGGCTTCCTTCAGCAACTTGTAAGTACCCGGGGTCATGAAAGCGGTCAGGCGGTCGCGGTTCACACGGGCGTTGGTCATGGCCTCAAGGTAGCCGTCCCAAGTGGTCAGGATGTTGGCGGCGGTCAGCGCGGTGGTATCCGGGGTAACGGCGGCATACAGTGTAGCCGCGAGATAAGCATCCATTTCCGGGATTTTCTGAAGTTCGTTGAAAGTCCGGGTAATGTTGGCAATCGTGGCAACATCGTTAGTTTCCACAATGTCCATAGGATCGATCAGGGTAGACCATTCGCGATCCATGTTCAGCGTGACAGGCTGAAGGCTGTTGTTCCAATTGCGGGCAAAAACGCCGTTCAGGTTGTCACGGTCAACAGCGGAAGCACCTTTCACCGTGAAAGACGGAATATACATGGTCTTACCCATGCCGGGTTTGTAAAGGTTGCTGTTTTCGCTCGCCCAAATCGGGGCAAAATAGGAATAGTAAGGATAAGCGTTAGCCACGGCGCGGCTATACTCAGCCGCATAGTTTACATTAGTCTGTACAAAAGGCATTGTGTTTTACTCCTTTCAATTATTTCTTGGGGCTAAGTCCCCAAGCCTTGAGGAATTGCGCTTCAGCGCCCTCGTCCCCCTTGGGCATACTGCCCTGAGTCGGAGCGCCGAAAGTCGGCTTCGGTGTCAGTTCTTGCTTGACGGTGAAGAACTCCTCGTACTTCTCCTGAATCCCGGTCAACTGCTCGTTGATGGGCTTTGCTTTCTCTCCCCTGTCCAGCATCCCGAATACTTGCTCGCGAAATTTGGGCTTCACGCTCGCAAAGTCCTCTCCGCCGATAGCTCTCAGCATGTCGCGCTCACGCTGAAGTGCCATGTATTCGTCTGTGGTTTTCGGGTCGATGGGTTCAGGCTTCGGGACTGCCGCGATAGCCGCATCAATCTGCTTCTGAACATCCGCTTTCGGTACATACCCGGAAAGCGTGTCATTCATCGTCTGATTCCGTGCCGCCATGATAGCGTCCACTTGGTCTTCCGGCACTCCGTGATCCATGAGAAATTTGCGAGTAAATTCTGCCATTTTTACGTCCCCCTTTTACGCCCTTAGACGATGGGCGAATCTGCGTGTTTAACGTCCCGCCGGACGAGATGGATATGAAAAAAGCACCCAGAAGGATGCTTTAATCAACTGTGCTTTTTGCTTTGCGTTTCCGGCCTGTTTTTTGCGTTTCTACGGGCTTTTCTTTCTGCCCTTCCTGTTTATCAGCCACCTCATCTACGCGCAATTTTGCCCCGCATATGTGGCAATACAGGCCGTCAAGCTTGGCATACAAAACCGGATGTGTGCAGTTCATGTTGCTCCTCCTTTTTTAAACCAATCTCTTATTTTATCTCGCTGTTCTGTTGGGAACAACGCCGGAATATAACTCCACTTTGGCGGGAATTTCGCGTTAATCGGCGTTCCTTCTCTATCCCTCCGGCGGGTTCTCCCGGTTTCCTCACAGAAATCGTCTATATCATGGGATGCTTTTTTAACTTTTGCCTGTTGTGCTTGCAGTAAATCCTCAGAAGCACCTTGAGCCTTTAGCACTTCCAAATCACGCTTTTCATAGCGCAGTTTCCGCTCAAGTGCGCGTTGCTGTTGGCTTTCTTCGTAATCCTTGGTGTTTTCCTCTTCATCCTGCGGAACATCGTAAATCGTTGAAACACTTGGCACAAAAACCATAGGATAATGTCCGCAGTTGATTCCGAAAAGGCCCGCCGCTTCGCCGTAACTTGTTTCCGATTGCGCGTACACATGAACCTTGTTGCCGTCTAAATCCTCAACCTCACGCACCATATCGGAGCGGGAAATCACCTTGCCTTGCCACGGGTAGCACAATGGCCTTGCCCCATTGTGCCAACTCACTTGGTAAAGGTCGTTGCCGTAACCTTCGTTCCGTTCCCACGTTGCGGCCCTTGCCACATTGTTCATCGTGGTTCGAATGTCCATTGCGGCGTATGCTTCAGGACTCCAATGATGCCCGCCGTGGTCGATGAACCCGGTTATCCCATTGAAAACCATTTTCTTGACGGATTCCCGGACAGCTTGGTTGTATGCCGTAACGCCTGTAACAACCTCGCCCGCGCCAACGTTCAGAATGGTTTGCGTTCTTGCGATTTTGTTTGCAATATCGCTCACAGTTGCCGTATACGCCGCCTGTGTGGATTCCAACATGACGGTGTTGACAAGGTTCAACTTATCCGCGCTTTGCTTGTAATACGCCGTAAACGCTTGCATTTGCCCCGGCACAACCTCCGGCACAGATGGCGGTTGCAGGATGCCTTTTTCGGCGGCTTTTCTCAGCTTCGGCTCTTCAGCTTCCAAGGCGTGAATGATTGAAGCTTCCAACGCTTGCCTGAGTGCCTGATCCGCACCATCAAGGCCCGACATGATAATGTCGATGGTTTCTTTATTGATTTGGCCCATCTGTGCAAGCATTCGGGCCTGATAATCAAATGAACCGGGCATTTCAACCCAGGCCTTTAAGAATGGGAAGTACTTTGCTAAGTTAATCAGGATTTTGTCGGTAACAGCCCCGTAAACATCTGCCATTGCTTCGGACATGTTCGCCACAAAAGCGGGTTTAAGCAAGGTTCATCACTCCATCCCGCCAAACAGCTTGGTTACATCAACGCTGTCACCAGTTCCCTCTTTCCTGATTCGTGCCAGTTCTTCTTCGGCCTGTTCCGGCGTTAAGCCTTGCCCGTATTTTTTGTCCGTAAGGAATGTAAACTTGCTCAGAAGTCCCGCGCCAACCAACATAACGCCTTCGTTGATGTTCGTTTGCCGATCCTGCGTCACTCCATCGTCAAAAACGATGTTCACGTTATAGCCACCGGAAGCAAGGCTTTCGATGCTCTGCCCTTCGTACTCCATCCCGTACAGGATCGCCACATCAATAATGTTCCTGACAAGATGTTCAATAGCGGGCCGCAACTGGTTCTGAATCGTTTTGATGGTTTTATAGGTTTTGCTGTTCTCGCTGACAACCTCTGTGGCGGTTTTAATACCGCTGTGCTGGTCAAAGCTGAACGTGTTCGCGCTGAAACCAATCTGCAAGCAAAGAACGGATAAGAACGCATTGATAGCGGAAATGTGTTCTTCCACTCTCAATTCAACGCTGTTGTCCTGAATTTTCAAATCGTTCGGGTCATCGGATGCCAAGGCTTCGTAAGCTTCATCGTTCGCGTCAAAATATCTGCACGTTGCACCCGTCTGCGGATCAACCACCATCCGCACCGCACGGGCCGGGACGATGATCTTCTTCTTGCCCAAGCGGAACTCACGCACAAAGGAATCATAGCATATGTCCAGTGCGTGAAGGGTTTCCAGAGCGTTGCCGTAAAGGCTCATACCCAACGGGGAATTATCATCAAGATTGTTCGCAATCGGTGTCCGCCAGTAACTAAACAGGCTTTCGCCCACCGGGATAATGGTTTCTTCATCCAAATACGGGTACATTTCAGCAAGCGGAACCAGGATGCCTAAAATATCCTGACTATCACCGTTCGCACCCTTCTGCATGGCTGAACGGTAAAGTTCGTTCTTGACGGTGTATGTCATTCCGTCCCATGTATGCCATTCAAGCCGTGTGTAATACCATCCGGCTTTTGCTACCCGGCTAATGAAAACCCCTTCATGTACTTGTGCGTTATCCCATGAGATAGGCACAAACTGATCCGCCATCGCGTAACCGATGCGAATATTGTCCGTCCCCGGAACCTCGTTTCCGTTGCTGTCGTGACGTATATCGCGCCACACCTTCATCGCGGAGCCGCCCAAAGCGCACCCTTGTTCGATACTTTCCTGCATCTTTTCCCGGAAGGAATTATCACAAAGCACCTTCTGCACAAAGCAGTTCAGCGGGTCGGGGTTCTCATCTGTGCTTTCTCTGCCGTCCATGCTGACGTTGATCTCGCACTCTTCGCCCCATACCAGCCCAGCCATTTCAGCACAAACGGCTTTCG